ATAGGCGCCGGGTGCCGCCCCACGCCAGCGCCTTCCGGCGGACCGGGACGATCTCGTGCGGCTTGGTCCCGTATTCGACTGCCGCGGCGTAGTTCTTGGCCGCTACCACCACGGCCCGGTCCTCGCTGCGGGTGCCGGGGACGATGCTCCGGAAGAGGTCGCCGGTCCGCCGCGGTACCCGCGCATGGGCCTCGGCGATCGTGAGCACCTGCATCTGGCGCATCAGCTCGCGGTGGTCGCCGATGGCCCGGAGGCGCCGCCGTAGGCCGTCCGTACCCTCGACCCTCATACCGATGCCACCGCGGTTCGGATGGCCCACGCGCGGACGAACGCGGCGTAGCGGGGCGGGATGTCGCCGAGTTCGATGGGCTCGCCGGTGGGCGTGGTCACGACGCCGCTGGCGCCCGACTTGGCCCGGTAGTAGTACCACGCAGCGAGCTCGGTCACGGCGTGGATGACGTCCTCGGTCGGGAAGGGGTGGCCGATGATCCCGGCGATGACGAGGTCGTTCGGCTCCGCGCCGCGGGAGTACTGCCAGTCGAGGTTGCGGTCCCACCACATCGGGTCGCTGCGGAAGGCCGCCGGGTCGTAGTAGCGGAGCTGGATGGTCGTCGTGACCTCGGGGTCGCGGCGGTCCGGCAGGAACCAGACGTCGGTCCCCTCGGTCATCGTCACGCCCGAGAGGGTGACGACCCGGCTGGCGTCGGTGTACGGCCGATCGTGGATGACGAGCGATGCCTGGCCGTCGGTCGAGTAGTGGCGGGTGACGTTCGACGCGGCGGCGAAGATGCGACCGGTGTCGCGCTCGGCCTGCGCGGCGGCGTCGTCGGCGCAGGTCCCGAGCAGGGTGTCGTCCTGCGACCCGGTGAGGCCGAGCCACGTCTTCAGTTGCGAGACCGTGAGCAGCGGGTTAGACATGCGCGTCCTCGAACAGGCGGAGGAAGTCGGCGGCGGCCGTGTCCCAGTTGAAGTTGGCGACGACGTGGGCCCGGCCCGCCTCGCCGTAGCGGGCCCGCTTGGCCTCCGACCCGAGCAGGGTCAGGACCGGCTCGACGAAGCCCCGCGGGTCCGGCAGCGCCCAGTCCATGCCGTAGACGGAGTGGTAGCGGACCGCCTCGCCGTAGCGGTCGATGAGCGGCGGGACGAGGATGCCGCCGGGCCCGATGGTCTCGGCGTCGGCCGCCCAGTCGGTCGCCACCACGGGGACCTCGCACGCCGCGGCCTCGGCCAGCGTGAGCCCGAAGCCCTCGCCGCCGGTGGTGGACACGTACACGTCGGCCGCGTTCATCAGGGCCACGAGGCCGGCCGTCGGGAGACCCTTGAACGTGTCGTGCTGGTTCGTGAAGACGATCCGGTTCCGGCCGGTCTCGCTCATCCGGGCCAGCTCGTCCACGAGGTTCGGTCCCTCGGGGTCCACCGGTCGGCAGTGGACGACGAGCAGCGCCCGCCGGTCGGCCGCCGCGATGGCGTCGAATGCCTCGAACAGGGTCGGGTAGAACTTGCGCGTGACGTTGCGGTCGGTGCGGAGGATGACGTGCGCCTCGGGGTCGATGCCGAACGCCTCCCGGCAGGCTCGCTTTGAGGTGAAGGTCCGGTCACCGAACCGGAGCGGGTCGTTGACCCGGACCGGCCGGAAGATGTCGGTGTCGACGCCGTGATAGACCATCGGCACGACCCGACCGATGTGCTCGCTGATCTGGCGGGCGCCGTAGTGGCTCATGGCGACGGGCTGGATGTGCTGCCACAGCGTCCGCCAGCCGACCGAGAGCCGGTCGCCCTCGATGGGGCAGTAGTGCCACACCGGCAGGCTGGCCCACTGCTGCCAGCGCGGGTCGAGCAGGCCGCGCTGGCCGATGTGGCCCATGAGGCCGGACGGGTCCGACACCACGAGTACCTGGTCGGGCTTCCAGTCGTCGGCCGGGTCGAGCTTGGGCCAGACGGTGCCGTCGATGGCCTCGTGGCTCCAGTTGCCGCCGAACGCCTCACCGTACAGCGCCGCCGGCCAGACCCGCCCGGTGAGCGGCCCCGTGATGGGCTCGCCCCGGTGATTGACCGCGATGATGCGGACGTCGTGGCCGGCGGCGAGGAAGCGGGTCGCCAGGTGCTCGGTGACGACGCCGAAGCCGGTGTGGCTCCAGTGCCCGAAGACAAGGAGCCTCATTCGGCGACCTCGATCTCGAACTCCCAGTGCCGCAGCCCGGCCGGAGACGGCTTGCCGAGGACCCGGAGGACCACGTAGCCGCGGAAGGAGCCTGCCCGACAGGCGTGGTATGCCTCGATCGCCTCCTTCCGCGTATTGCAGGACACGATGAGCCGCTTCACGATGCCACCTGCTCGATGAGCGTCCGGATGGCCTCGGCGTCGGCGTCGAAGTCGACGATCTCGCGGAAGCGCGCCGCCGCGTTCTCGCAGAGCCGCAGGTGGAAGTCCTCGTCGCCGATGATGCGGCGCAGGAGCCGGTTGACCTCGTGCGGGGTCCGGCGCTCGATGTCGAACGACGTCACGCCGTCGACCCACAGCGGCCCGGCCAGCTGGTCGCGGTAGTAGGACTCCCAGCCGAAGACCGGGCGGCCCACCGCGAACCAGTCGTGGATGACGTGGCCGAAGCCGTCGCTCCAGCGCTTCAGGTGGAAGGCGATGTCGGACGCCCGCATCGCGTCGCCGACCGCGGGACACGAGCGGAGGTTGCCGGCCGCCCACTCATCGGTCGGGGCGGACCCATAGGCACCGTAGACGCGCCACGCCATGTCCCGGTTCTGCCCAGCGAACGACCGGAAGATGTCGTAGGCCCATGCGGTCTCGGGGAAGCAGTTGACGAAGGACGCGACCGTGAACGGCTCGCTCCGCGGCGGAGGCTCGGCCCGGAAGTCGGTAAGGCTGAACTCCTGGTGGACCGTGACGTGGGGGCGCGGCGGCGGCTTCGGGCTCGTCGTCGTCAGGATGCCGAACCGTGCCAGGTCCCATCGGTCCTCCGCCATGTCGGTGACGCTGAAACGGACGTTGCCGAGGTGGATGCCGAAGACCGCGCCCACCTGGTCGGCGAAGCGGGACAGACCCTCGTGATTGTGGGCCACGCTGGCGATGATCACGTCGGGCCGCAGCGCCCGCGCCTGCTCGACCGTGACCATCCGGTAGTCGCGTCCGGGGTGGCTCGGGTCGACCCGGACCGAGTGGCTGCCGAGGTCGACGTCGTCGCCCCACGGGGTGAGGTACTGGCGGGCCACGGCGTCGCCGTGCCATTCCCGTTCGAAGTTCCACCAGCCCTCGTCGAACCACTCCATGCCGATGGGCCGGTAGAGGTCCCAGCCGAAGCGGTCGCGGAAGACGATCTGCAACGACTCGAACAGGTCGTGGTGGTGGAAGTCGGCGAGTACCTTCATGGCGCACCGAGGAAGTCGCGCCACTGTGCGCCGATGGTCTCGCGTCCGAAGAGGGCGATGGCTCGCTGCCGCGTCGCCGCTGAAACCTGCCGGGCGAAGACCTCATCGGCCAGCAGCTCCGACAGCCGGGCTCGGGCCACCACGGGATCGTTGCTGGCGTAGGACGCCAGCTCGTGACCCTCGAACAGTTCCGGATAGCCCCACGATCCCCACGCCAGCGGGCCGATGGATACGACCGGCGTGCCGGTCATCATCGCCTCGATGAGCCCGAGGGTGTAGGACGCGGGCTGCGTACCGGTGTAGAGATACGCCCGGATGCCGCGCAGGTAGGCGCGCATCTCGTCGTAGGGCAGGACCCCGACCCCGCCGGTCTCGTCCGACCCCGGCCCCGCGGCCACCGTCGAGAGGCCCTTCGTGGCCTCGCGCCAGAAGTCGCCGTGGGTCGCGTCGCCGCGGGCCATCAGGTGCTGGGTGATGTTGCCGACCGCGTGGAGTTCGCCGGTCCAGCCCGACCATTCCGCCGGGTCCTTATAGAACCGGATGAGGGCCGACTCGCCCGCGTAGAACGCCATGTCGCGTTCCTTGGGCGAGTAGCGGACCACCTGCAGGCCGTCGGTGACGAACGGTCGCATGTCGCGCTCCATCCCCGGCAGGCTCTGGCCGACCGTGCGCCAGACGACCCGCTTGTGGCGGATGCGGTCCCAGTTGCCCGCGATCGCCCCGCCGTAGACGGGACCGGATGGCGACAGTTGGTGCGGGAGGAGGAAGTGGTGGGCGATGATGACGTCGGCCCAGTCGATGAGCCCGTCGGGTAGGTGGCTCTTGTGGGCGAACTGGTCGCCCTCGACGAGCTTCGCCAGGTCGGCGTGGAAGGGGACCTGCGGCAGCGGCGGGCGCTTGTCGTCGGTCGGGTGCGCCGGGTCGGTGTAGGCGCCGATGCTGAAGACATCGTAGCCGAGGCCGGCGAAGAGGCTGACCTGATCGTATTCCTCGATGGAGTGTGCGAGCAGAAGCAGGATGTT